CACGGTTCCAAGGCAAACCGCTACGCCGACCGCATCCGTGGCGGTTCCTCCCGCGTTCGCACCCATGGCGGAGCAGCAGGCAGCAGGGGAACCAGCATGACCACCAAGGCGAGCGCCCTGGCAGACCTGGGTTGACCGCAGCGTTCGTGCGTGGTAGGCAGTGCCCCCCTGGCGGGGGCGTTGCCGCCCGGCGGCGCGTGTATATAAAACGCATAGGTACCATTAAGCTATAAAGTCTTGCTTTTGCGAGGTCTTTGTATAACACAAGACTTTTCTATATAAAACAAAAATGAAAAAAGAAATACCTCTCATGCAAAAAAATTCCGCAGAAAATTTTTCAACCATAGAAGTCGATCCTGTAACTGGGGAATATGTTGTCGTCATACCAGAGTGGGTCATCAGTGAGTTTGGATGGTATGAAGGAACAGAAGTCAATATAGAAGTAGAGAGTGGTTGTATCGTAATAACCGAATTGAAAGATTGACTCTTAGTAGAGTTGATAGTATAATTAGAACTGAATCGATTCAAATTCAAACTTGACTTAAGTTATGGCAAAAGGATTTACAGTAAAAGCGAAAGCTCCCGTTGCGAAGAAAGAACCAGAATGGGACTATGATAAAGCAAAAGAATTAATCAAAGGAAAGACTGTTGTATTCTGCTTACCTGGTAGAGGAGTATCTTATACGTATCTAAAGAGTTTTGTACAATTATGTTTTGATCTTGTACAAGCAGGTGCAAGTATTCAGATTTCACAAGACTATTCATCTATGGTGAATTTTGCACGTTGTAAGTGTTTAGGTGCAAATGTACTCCGTGGTCCAGATCAACTACCATGGGATGGTAAATTGCAGTATGATTATCAGTTGTGGATTGATAGTGATATTGTATTCAATAGTGAGAAGTTCTATCAGTTAGTATTGATGGATAAGGATATTGCTTCTGGGTGGTATTGTACTGAGGATGGAGTTACTACAAGTGTTGCACATTGGATGGATGAAGAAGATTTCCGTTCTAATGGTGGAGTAATGAATCATGAAACTCTAGAGAGTATTCAGAAGCGTAAGAAACCATTTACCGTTGATTATGCAGGATTTGGATGGTTACTTATCAAGCATGGAGTATTTGAGCATGAAGGATTGCCCTATCCATGGTTTGCACCAAAGATGCAAGTATTTGAATCTGGTGAAGTTCAGGACATGTGTGGAGAGGATGTAAGTTTCTGTCTTGATGCAAAGGAAGCAGGATTTGAGATTTGGTGTGATCCTCGCGTTCGCGTTGGGCACGAAAAAACTCGCGTTATCTGATGATGAGTAGAGAATTATATACAATTCTCCATAAGGGTCAAGTTCTTGCCGAAGGCTTGACTCAAGAGGAATATTTTACTAAACTAGCAGACCTGGCAGAGGACTTCTACGTTACAGGCACTCCGAACCCCTCGGAGCTCGATACACACATTACTAAAGAGGATTAATTATGGCACGGTCAAAAGTTGGCATCATGGGTGAGAAGATGATTGAGTCTAAACCCAAAAAGACTCGTCAAGGGCAAGGGAAGAATACAAAGTATGCCGCTTCTTCTCGTAATAATGCTAAGAAGGTATATCGCGGACAAGGTCGCTGAGGGCGACCTCTTTTTTTGTCCTAAAATAAATATTGATGAGGGATAGAAACCCCTATAAAAGTTCTGATTATCAATCAGGAGTAGTATGGGCAACTCACCAGTCGATAGAGACAAAGACTACATGTTCCAAATGTGGGGAACTACCAGTTTAATTACTGATTATTGGACTAAGCCACACGAAACAAACGATATACCTGAAGAATTGACCACTGAAGAGCAAAATTTAGAGTGAAGGTATAAATAAATTCAGAAAAATCTACCCCTGTAATGGCATCTCAAAGGGTTTCTAGAGCGTTCAAGGATATTAGTTTCTCTTTTGATCCTCATCCAGTATCAAAAGACCTCCCAATCATTACAAATGAACGTGCAATCATACGTTCAGTTCGTAACTTGGTAGAAACTATCCCTACAGAACGCTTTTTTAATCCTACATTAGGCACTGATATCCGTCAAAGCCTATTTGAATTGGTATCTTATAACACTGCTACTATCATTAAAGACCAAATTGTAAATACGGTTGGTTTTTATGAGGATCGAATTGAAAATTTAAAGGTGAAAGTTGATCCACAACCCGATGATAATAGTTTTGATGTGACAATCTTCTTTGATATTGTAGGTCAAGATTTTCCACCACAATCCTTTTCATTCATACTAGAGGCAACTCGATAAAAAATGCCTTTTACACAGTTTACTAACCTAGATTTCGACCAAATTAGGGATCAAATCAAAGATTATCTCCGTGCTAACTCAAATTTCACGGATTTTGACTTTGAAGGGTCCAACTTTTCAGTCTTAATCGATACTCTTGCTTATAATTCTTACATAAATGCATTTAATGCAAACTTAGTTGTTAATGAATCGTTCCTTGATGGAGCAACAGTACGTGAAAATGTAGTTTCTTTGGCAAGAAACATAGGTTATGTACCTCGTTCCGTAAGCGCCGCTAAGGCACAGGTAACATTCACAGTACCTGTTGGGTTTAACAGTGGTATTCTAACGCTTGAGGCGGGTTTAACGTGTATTGGAGCAGTAGATAACACCTCATATCGCTTCTCTATACCAGAAGATATCACTGCAAAAGTAATTAATGGATCTGCACAGTTCGGAACCGCAGAAAAACCAATAGATGTCTTCCAAGGATCGTTCCTTACTACTCAATTCTTGGTGGATGGTTCAACAGACCAAAAATTTATCATTGATAACCCCAATGTTGATGCCTCTACTATCAGAGTATATGTTAGAGGTATAGGTGATACTGGTATTGGAAGAGAATATCACGCTGTTGACAATATTATTAACATTGATAGTTCATCCAACATCTTCTTAATTCAAGAAGTACAGGAAGAAAAGTATGAATTGCTGTTTGGTGATGGATATTTTGGTAAAAAATTAGAAGATAACGCTGTTATTACTGTTCGCTACATTGTAACTGATGGATCTGCTGGAAATGGTGCAAGATTATTTGATTTTCAGGGCAATTTTACTAATGAAAACGATGTAAGAGTCATTCCTACTGCATCAATCCCCGTCACAACCGTTCAGAAGGCGATGAATGGTGGTGCAGCAGAGAATTTATCCTCTATAAAATACTTTGCTCCTAGGATGTATGCTGCGCAACACAGAGCGGTTACATCTAGAGACTATGAAGCGATAGTTCAAAAGATATATCCTAATACTGAATCAGTATCTGTGGTCGGTGGTGAGGAATTATCTCCTCCAAGATATGGAACGGTTCAAATCAGCATCAAACCAAAGAATGGAACATACGTTTCTGATTTTGATAAGCAACAAATTTTAAATAGACTAAAACAATATTCAGTCGCTGGTATGAATCAGTCGATTGTTGATCTTAAAATCCTTTATGTTGAAATTGATTCGACTATCTACTGCGATTTCAACAAACTTAGTGCTACCGATGTCTTAAAAACTAATATTACATCGGCATTAACTCGATATTCAAAAGATGTCGATATGAATCGCTTTGGTGGTAGATTTAAATATAGTAAGATCCTTCAATTGATTGATAGAGTTGATGATTCTATTACCTCTAATATAACTAAGATTCTTATTAGAAGAGACATGAAGGTTTTGAAGAATCAGTTTGCACAATATGAATTGTGTTTTGGCAATAAATTTCATGCAAATCCAGGTGGATTCAATATCAAATCAACAGGATTTAAAATTTCCGGTGAAAATTCTATAGTTTATTTTACAGATACTCCTACAGATGATCCAGATAAAGGAATTCTATCTGTAGTAAAAGTTGGTGAAGAAGGAAAAATAGTTGTTGTAAAGAAAGATGCAGGTGTGGTTGATTATAAAAAAGGTGAAATTATTCTCAATACTATCAATATAATAGAAACAGTTGCAGCAAATGATGTAATTGAGGTTCAGGCATTCCCAGAATCAAATGATATTGTTGGATTGAAAGATCTTTACCTCTCATTAGACATTTCACATAGTAAGATAAATATCATTAAAGATGTCATAGCATCAGGCGAAGACATTTCTGGCGTCTCATTCACAAGAGATTATTATACTTCAAGCTATTCCAACGGAGATTTAGAGAGGAAATAAAATATGTCGCATTTTGAGAAGAGAGTGCAACTCAATAAAATTATTGAGAGCCAACTTCCTGAATTTTTAGTAGCGGATTTTCCAAAAGCAGTAGAATTTTTCAAGCAATATTATATCTCTCAGGAATATCAGGGAGGTAATGTTGACCTGATTGATAATCTTGACCGCTATATCAAGCTTGATAATTTAATACCAGAAGTAGTTGTAGGAAAAACTAAACTCTCTTCTACAATAAGTGCAACAGATACAACCATAACTGTAGCATCCACTAAAGGATTTCCGGATGATTATGGTCTGTTGAAAATTGATAATGAAATTATCACTTATACTTCAAAGACAGATACTACTTTTGTAGGATGTATTCGTGGTTTTAGTGGAATTACTGGATATGATGATACCACTAGTTTTAATTTTAGCAATACAAATCGTCAAAGTGTAATTTTTGAAGACACTGAAGCAGCAGCACATACAGCAAATGCTGAAATACAGAATCTGAGTGCTTTATTTTTACAGGAATTTTATACGAAATTAAAAAGGACGTTTGCACCAGGATTTGAAAATGAAAATTTTGTTGCTGATCTAAATGTCGGTAACTTCATAAAGCACGCTAGAGATTTTTATCAATCTAAAGGTATTGAAGAATCTATAGTCATACTCTTTAAGGTTCTTTATGGTGTCACTGCAAAGGTAATTGATCTTGAATCAAGATTAATCAAACCATCTTCTGCAAATTTTCTTAGAAGAGAAGTTATTGTAGTTGAACCTATATCTGGCAATCCCTTAGAATTAGAAGGTCAAACAATATACAAATCAAATGATTTGAAAACTAGTGCATCTATTTCCGAAATTGAAATCTTTACAAGGAAAGAGAAAACATTCTATAGAATGGGTCTATTCATTGGTTATAATGACAGAGACTTAGTAGAGGGTATTTTTGAAGTTCCTGGATTTTCTAGAGTATTGGAATCTGCAGAATATAATACTCTGACAAATGTTGGAGCATCTGTAATAAGTGTTGATTCTACGATTGGATTCCCAGAGCAAGGATCATTAATATCTGGTGGTAATAAAATTACATATACATCAAAGAGTGTAAATCAGTTCTTTGGGTGTACATGGGAACCTAAGTCTAATCTTGATATTAATGCAACAATATCTTTGGGTGATGCTATCAGAGCGGATGAAACTGTATTTGGATATGGAAATGGTGATATTAATAACCGAATAGATCTTCGTATGACTGGAGTTCTCTCTGACTTCGTTTCTCTGGAAGATACTCCATTGATGGAAGATGAAGAAGAACTTCTAGTAAGAAATGTTGGTGAAGTTGTTGCTAATCCTCCAGGAGAGCAAACTTACAAAGAAATTTTTGCAAACTCTTGGAAATATAATACAAGCACAAGATTTGATATTAAAGAGATTCAATCATCTACATTTGTACTTCATGAAGGTACATTGCCTATCGATAAATCACAACTTTCTGTAGGTGATTCTGTAGATATTTTAGTTCAGAAAAGTAATATTGTCGCACATTCGGGTGCAATTGTTGAGAGCATTGATAATACAAATAAAGAAATTGTACTTTCAAATTTAGATTCATTCAGCCCATATCAAAATGCAGCTGGTCAAACTATTAGTCAAACTTACAGTATTAGAAGAAATTTATTTAAAGCGAAGAGTTCCCCAACATTGTTAAAACTTGGGAATGATGTTTATATTTCAAATGTACATAATGTTTATACTTCAGACGATCAATACTTTGGATATGTTGCATCAAATTCTTTACCAAGCTACTTGATTAATGATGAAATTATTGAATCAGCAATTCCAAATGGTGGAGAACCATATCTAGATGATTATGATGGATTCTTCAAAACTTATTCATCGATAGTATTTGATGAACCAGTTAAATTTATAAATGGTGATGAAGTTGTATATCATGCAGAAAATTCTATTAAAGGATTAGTCTCAGGTGAGACTTATGTTGTTAAGTTGATAGCACCAAACAAAATAAACTTATACACATCAAAAGTACAGATATCTACAAATGATTTCAATAGATTTGGTGAGAAAGGATCTTCTCCATCAGGGCAGCATAAGTTCACATTAAAGAGACACGAAGATAGAATTATATCAGCGAATAATATTTTAAGAAAGATACCTTTGTCTCATCCAGTGTCTCAGGGTGAGAGTATTGAGAGAAATATTGGAAAAGTTGG